GCCGCGGTCGCGATGTTCAACGGCACCGCACCCCCGGTGGAGGGCGATCCGTTCGACGACATCGAGTTGACACAGAACCCGGAGACGGGCGAGTGGGGATAAGAGCGGACATCCGTGAGGCAATCGCGGAACAGATGCCGGAGAAGCGGGTTCAGGCTCGCTTCACCACCTTCCCCAGCGCCTATGAAGAGATTGACGTTGCCGCGTACAACCGCCGGATGACCACCAGGGAGTTCGTCGGCCGTGCCGCCCTGGCCTTTGCCGTCTTTGACTCCAAGGGTGACGTGCTGTGGGAGGAAATCACCGAAAAAGAGCCTCCGATCAGCGATTTAGTGCGCGTCGGCTTCCCGAAAGACCGTCTTCGGGGGCGCGGCCACGGTGAATGGCAGATCGTGAGGCTGAGATGACCTATGTACCCCCCTTCGAGGACGACTCGGGGGACGATGAGGCTCCGAAGGGGCTGACTCCGGCCGAAATCAAGGCTATGGCCGAGGGTTGGTCGCCGGAAGCCCGCGCACAGGCCGCGGGGATGATCGAAGACCTCGTTCAAGGGCGTCGGCGGGCTTGGTACTGCGCGAATCCGGGGAGGGAGTGCGATGGGAAGCCGCATCAGGGCTATATGTACCCACATGCCCGAGGCGACCAGTGGCCGCCGCCCGGATCGGACTGGTTCACGTGGTTCCTGAGCGGCGGGCGCGGTTCCGGGAAGACCCGGACCGGTGCCGAGTACGCGCGGCGGATGAGCGAGCGCGTCGGGCGCATGGCCCTGATCGCTCCGACCGGCGCGGACGTGCGCGACACGATGATCGAGGGTGAATCCGGACTGCTCTACGTCTGCGGAGTGGCTGGTCAGGGCGCAAAATGGGAGCCGTCGAAGCGCCGCGTCACCTTCGCCAACGGGTGCATCGCGACCACCTTCTCGGCAGAGGAACCGGACCGCCTCCGCGGTCCGAACCACGGCTTCGCCTGGCTCGACGAACCTGCCCACTACCCGAACGTCGAAGAGGTCTGGTCGAACCTGATGTTCGGCCTCCGTATCGGGAAGCGGCCGCACGTCGTGTTGACCTCGACACCGCTTCCGACGAAATGGGTGCGAGACATCCAAGGCCGCGAAAAAACCCGCGTGGTCAGGGTTTCTACCTACGCGAACCTGGACAACCTGGCCCCGAACTTCCGCGAAGAGGTCGTCGCCCAGTTCGAGGGCACCCGGAAGGGTCGCCAGGAGTTGTACGGCGAACTGCTCCTCGATGTCGAGGGCGCGCAGTGGCAGGAAGAGTGGCTCCAGCGGTGGCCGAAGGACATGGCCCTCCCGGAGTTCGACCGGATCGTGGTCGCGATCGACCCGGCCGGATCGCAGAACAAGAGGAGTGACGAGACTGGCATCGTCGCGGCCGGTCGGATGGACAAGAAGGGCTGGGTGCTGAAAGACGCCTCCGGCAAGTACTCTCCGCAGGGCTGGGCGCGCATGGCACTCAGTATCTATAGGGACCTGGATGCCGACGCGATCATCGCGGAGAAGAACTTCGGTGGCGACATGGTGCGGAAGGTGATCGAGACCGAAGCCGACGCGATGGGGCTGACGCCGCGGATCATCGTGAAGCAGGCGATGCGGTCCAAGCAGTTGCGTGCCGAGCCGATCGTCGGCCTCTACGAACAGAACCGGGTCTGGCACACCGGCGACCTGGTGGAACTGGAAACGGAAATGCTGACCTGGATTCCGGGCACCGGACCGTCCCCGAACCGGGTCGACGCCCTGGTCTGGGCGATGGATGAATTGATCAACGCGTCGACGATAGGTCGCATCAAGAGTGCCCGCGGCGGTACGATTCGGCGCAGGGACGATGATGGTTGGGATCGGAGGTCCGCGTGACCTACGCGCTCGACAATATCTGGATCGCCGTCCTCGCGATCGTCGTCGGCATCGTCGGTGTTGCTCGCCTGACTCGGGTGATCGTGCATGACGATTTCCCTCCCGCTGTGTGGTGGAGGATCAAGTGGGCAACCTGGACCAAGGACGGACCGTGGGCCAAGTTGTTCCTCTGTTGGTGGTGCCTCTCTTTCTGGGTGGCACTGGCCTGTATCGCTTGGTTCCTGCTGATCGACGTACACCCGTTCTTCCTGTGGTCGTGGTGGATTTTCTGGGGCGCGCTGGCCGGGTCCTATCTGGCAACAATGCTGATCGTGCGCGATGAGCCGAGGGAGTAGGGGGAGCCATGCCTCGCGTGTCGCAGTTTGAGTCGAGCGTGATCCGGATGCCGCAGGGCAATGCCGTCGTGGCCTCAGCGAAGAGGATGTCTGTGCCGGGGAAGAAAGACAGCGACGGCAAGCCGAAGAATGACTCTGCGTGGCAAGACCGCGCATGGATGTGGTATGACGTGATTGGCGAGTTCCGGTTCGCCTGCGCATGGGTGGGGAATGTCCTGTCGCGCGCCGTACTGCACGTGGCCCGCAATGGGGAGCGGGCCACTGAAGGCGACGCATTCGATGCGCTCTCATCGCTGTTCGGTGGGCCCGAGGGACAGAAGGAAATGTTCCGGCAGTTGGGCATCCAGTTCACCGTCGCGGGCGAGGGCTACATCGTCGGCGAGGACGGCGGCGAGAAGCCGGACGACCAGTGGTGGGTAGTCGCGGCATCCGAACTCCGCAAGAACGGCGACGAGTGGAAGATCGGCAAGAAGGAAATCAAGAACCCGCTGATCGTGCGGCTCTGGCGGCCGCACCCTCGGGTGAACAACTCGCCGGACTCTCCCGCCCGCGCAGTCCTTCCCGTCCTCAGCGAGATTGACGGCCTGACCAAGCACGTCGCCGCGCAGATCGACTCTCGGCTGGCGGGTGCGGGCATCCTGCTCCTGCCGGACAACATCAGTTTCGCCACGACCTCGACGATCAAGCCGGGTGAGGACGGCGAACAGCAGAACCTCGCGCTGGACCCGTTCCTCGAAGAACTGATGCAGACGATGATGACGGCAATCGCCAACCGTGCAGATGCCTCAGCCCTGGTGCCGATTCTGCTCCAGGCCAACGGTGAGTATCTGGACAAGGTGCGGCACCTGACATTCTCCACACCGCTCGACGAGCAGGCGATCGAACTCCGCCAGGAGGCGATCCGCCGACTGGCCCTGGGCATGGACATGCCCCCCGAAGTGCTCACGGGTACGGGTGAGGTAAATCACTGGGGGGCATGGCAGATCGAGGATGCGTCGATCAAGGCGCACACCGAGCCGCTTCTCCAAATTATCGTCTCCTCGCTGACCGAGGGCTATCTCTGGCCGTACCTGGAAGCGACCGGCATGGAGCCGGAGGAAGTCAGGGAGTTCGCGTTCGTGGCCGACACCGCGATGATGCGCCTGCGTCCGGACCGCTCGAAGGAAGCGATCGAACTGCACGGCATGGGCCTGCTCACCGACGAGGCCGTCGTCACTGAGACCGGCTTCCAGCCGAGCGACATGATGAACGACGCACAGCGTCGGGACTTCTACACGCGCAAGGTGGCCGGAGGGCAGACCACGCCGGAACTGGTTGCCGCCGCACTCGCTCTGCTCGGCGTCGCCCTGCCGATGGAAGCGATCCGGGTGCAGGAGGACACGCATCCTCAGCCGGGGCACGAAGAGATTGACGCTCAGCGCCAGCCGCCGGACCCGAACGCGCGCAAGCATCGCCGGACCGAGGAAGCCGCAATCGCCGAGGTCATCGTGTTCCGTGCGCTCGAACGTGCCGGGAACCGGATCAAGAGCAAGTACAAGGAGAACATCAGTCTCGGCGCGGAGAACATGCCGACGCACACGATCTATCGGTTCACCGCGACACTCCTGCCGGAGCAGATCGACGACGTACTGATGGATGCCTGGACCTGTCTGGGTTCCCTGCCGCCTATCTCGATCACGGCTGAGACGATGGATCGCTACGTCCGGTTCCTGTTCGCGAACAACCTGCCGCATGCCAGTCAGACCTTCAAGGCATTCCTCGACGGTGAATCCGAATGAGCCCCGAAGAGTTCGCCGCCCGCCGTCGTCAGAGGTTCGTCGCCGTCGACGAGGACCTCGGCCCCGAGGTAGCCAAGGCGCTCCGCAACTACATGAACGGCCGTGCCGGATGGGACGACGATCTGGTCGAAGCCGCGTCCGTGATCTGGCTGGAAATCTTCAAGACCGAGGCTCCGTTCGCGGATGACGAGAAGTACATGGACCGCTTCCAGAAGTCTTTGCTGGAGGCACTGGCGCACACAGATCAGCCTGTGGGCATAGTCGAAGAGAGTCAGGTCGAGAGGCTTACTCGCTGGCTCGGCACCTACACGATCAACGATGCGACGTGGCAGGGAGCAGGCGCTCGCGGCATGACTGCCAAGCGCTGGTACACGATGCGCGACGCGAAGGTGCGAGACTCGCACCTGCTTGCCGATGGACAGGTGCGCCCGATTGCGGCACCCTTCCTTGTAGACGGACACAAATTGCGGTTCCCCGGCGACCCGGTGGGACCGGCCGAAGTCTGGATCAACTGCCGGTGCCTCATGCAACCGGCAGAACGGAGAGGGGTGGCCAACGTGAGTCCCACGACATTCTCGATGGACGAGGATACTCAGCCGATTCCGCTTGACGATGAACTTCCTCCCGACGAACTCGAAGACGACGAGGAGGAAATCACCGAGATTCCCGTGCACGGTGTCCTCGCGCCGGAGGGAGTCCCCACCGGGGACGGGCGGCAGTTCGCGGTCGGGGCGCTCTCGAACCGTGAACTCCCGCTCCCCATCGCGTATCAGGTGATGTCCGCAGAGGGCCACCTGAACTCCGTCACGGTCGGCCGCATCGACGAGATTGAGCGGGTCGACAACATGATGCGCTTCACCGGCGCGCTCATGATGAACCGTGAGAAGACCTCGGAAGTGATCGAGGGCATCATCGACGGCATCATCCGTGGAATCTCCGTCGACGTTGACAACGTGGTCGTCGGCGAAATGTCCGAGGCCGACGAGTCCGGCTTCCCCAGCATGGTCGAGTTCGCCGAGGCGCGAATTGCCGGTGTCACCATCGTTCCCATCCCTGCGTTCCAGGAAGCGTTCATCGCCCTGGGCCACGAGTTCCTGGCCGACCTTCCCGACGAGGCGAAGGCCGCACTCGCCGCGTGCGGCAACTGCGCCGGTCCCGAGGACGAGGACAACCCCGACATCGAGATGGGCTACGACTCCTACCGCGACTTCCCCGCCGAGGCTCGGAAGAAGTCTGCCGAGAAGGGCCACGCCCTTCCGGATGGATCGTTCCCCATCGAGAACGAGGAAGACCTCCGCAACGCGATCCAGGCGATCGGCCGGGCATCCGACCCTGCCGCCGCGAAGGCGCATATCAAGAAGCGCGCTCGTGCGCTCGGCAAGGCCGATCTGATCCCCGAGGGCTGGGGCGGAGACGTGATCGACCTGAGCGAAATGACCTCGGACGAGTTCGAGGCGTACAACGCCATGACGATGGAGGAGCAGGAAGCCTACATCGACGAGCACCTGGACATGCTGATCGCCTCCGCGTTCGCACCGGGCACCAAGGACGGTCCGGGCTGGATCACCCACCCGATCCCGACCGGCCGCATCCGCCGGTACTGGACGCACGGCAAGGGCGCGGCGAAGATTCGCTGGGGCGCTCCCGGCGACTTCAACCGGTGCCGTCGCCAGTTGGCCAAGTACATCGCGAACCCGCAGTGGCTCGCCGGTACCTGCGCAAACATGCACAAGGAAGCCATTGGCATCTGGCCCGCCACCCACGCCGGGAAGCGCGCGCACGCGCTTCTGGCCTCCGGCACCCCGGCTCCGATCTTCACGATCGTGGCGTCTGCGAACTACATCTTCGACGCGAACTTCTTGAAGCGTGCCGAAATGGAGACGCCGCGGGTGGGTGTCGAGGTCGAGGGTGATCACGTCTACGGCTACATCGCGCAGTGGGGTGTCTGCCACATCGGCATCCAGGGTGTCTGCACCACCGCGCCGCACTCGCTGACCGACTACTGGTACTTCGCCACCGGCAAGGTGGACACCAGCGACGGCGAGACCGTCCGCGTCGGACAGATCACGATGGACACCGGCCACGCCGCCATGAAGGCATCCGCCAAGGTGGCGGCCGCGCACTACGACAACACCGGTGCCGCCGCGGCTGACGTGGTGGTCGGCGAGGACGACTTCGGCATCTGGTTCTCTGGCGTGCTCCGCTCGAAGGTGACCGACGAACAGCGTCACGCTCTCCGTGCGGCAGGTCGGGTGTCCGGCGACTGGCGGCAGATCGGCCGTGACCTCGAACTGGTCGCCGCGCTCGCGGTGAACGTTCCTGGCTTCCCGATCCCGCACGTTCGCGCGGGCGTCTACAACGGCGAGCAGGTCTCGCTCGTTGCGGCGGGTCTGCACGAAGAGGACGAGCCGGTGGCTCCCCTCATCATCACGATGAGCGCGGAGGATGTCGCGGGCATCGTCCGTACCACCGTCACCGAGTACCGGCACGCCGAGAAGCGTGCCGTCAAGGCGGCACCCATCCGGGATGCCCTGCGCCAGAAGCGCATCGAGAACCTTCGCCAGAAGATCAAGGAGTAATCATGGGATGCGGATGCGGGAGCACCAGTACCAACCAGGCCAACAAGACCTACGTGCACACGTCACCCGAGGGTGAACGCAAGACGTACAAGTCCGAGGTCGAAGCGGCCGCGGCGCAACAGCGCCTCGGCGGAACGTATCGGGCCCAGGGATGACTATTTTCCTTGCGGTCCTGGCGATCATCGGACTGCTCATCTTCATCGTGGGCGGGATTTTGCACCTGCTCAGCAAGCCCTACGACGTGATTCTCATGGTCGTCGGTGGGCTGATCTACGCGGTAGCGCAGGTCATTCTGCTGTTCGACGTACTTCTCTAGACCAGAAAGTCCTACTTTCTACCTGATCATGTGGTAGAAATCTCTTGACTCACTCCTGTCGTAGACGGGGGCGTGAAGGCGTAGCCGCTTCCGTCCATCTACCGTCCCAAGGAGTGACACCCCATGTTCAAGAAGCCGGAGACCTTTGAGGGTCTTGACCTCGACGCTCTTCGCGCGCTGAGCGCGGAGGCAATCGCAGACGCCCAGGCCATTATGGCCACCGACGACGCTGACCTCACTGACGAGAAGATCGCCGAAGCAGAAGAACTTATGGCGGCATCCGCCGAAATCGACCAGGAGGTCGAAGTTCGGGAGACCGCTGACGCCGAGCGCACGGCGAAGATCGCCGCGCTCCGCGATGCGACCAAGGACCCTGAGCCCGAGCCGCCTGCCGAGGAGGTCGTGGTCGAAGAGCCCAACGAGGAGGCCGAGGAGCCCGAGGGCGCGGAAGCCGAGACCAAGAAGGAGGTCGTCGTGGCGTCCGCACCGGCACCGAAGAACCCGCCTCGTCGCACGGTCGCCATGGCGTCGACCAAGGCTCCCGAGGTCATCGTCCAGGACAGTCAGGAACTGCCCACGATCGTCGCCGCGGCCAACGTGCCGGGCTACGCATCGGGTGCAGAACTCGACGGCTTCCAGGCCATGGCGGAGGCATTCGTCTCTCGCGCACGTGGCTTCGGTGGCCGCAACGAGGAGGGCCTCGACCCCGGCATCTACACGATGTCCGAGTCGGCTCAGCACTTCGGCGTCGCGAAGATCAAGAAGCCTGCCACTGAGTTCGAGACTGGCATGGACCAGCCCCTCGACCAGCAGATGCAGACCATCATGGATGCGGCGCGTGAGCACCGTCTCCCCGGTGGATCGCTCGTCGCGGCTGGTGGCTGGTGTGCCCCGTCGGAGATTTGGTACGACTCGTTCCTCCGCCTGGAGGACGGCAACGCCGGACTGCTCTCGATCCCCGAGGTCACCGCGCGTCGTGGTGGTATCAACTTCACCAAGGGTCCCGACTTCGCCACGCTCTACGCCAACGCGAACTTCGGCTTCACCCAGACTGAGGCGCAGGCAATCGCGGACACCGCAAAGCCCTGCTACGCCGTCGTGTGCCCGCCCTTCACCGAGGTTCGCCTCGATGCAGTCGGCTTCTGCATCACGGCCGGTATTCTCACGAACGCCGCGTACCCGGAACTGATCCGTCGCGTGCTCGAACTGGCCCTTGTCGGCCAGCGTCGTCGCATCAACGCGTACACGATCAGCAAGATCGTCGCCTTCGCGGGCACCGCGATCAACCACGTTGAGGTCGGAAGCGCGACCGCTGGTCGCACCGCCACCACGTCGGACGTGCTCGACGCACTCACGATCCAGGCCCTGCGTCTGCGCTACACCTACCTGATGAGCCCCGACACCACGATCGAGGTCATCCTGCCGGTGTGGGCGAAGGAAGTTCTTCGTGCAGACCTGAGCCGCCGGAACGGCGTCGACAAACTGGCTGTCTCGGACTCCGAACTGAACTCGTTCTTCTCGGCTCGTGGCCTGTCGGTCCAGTACGTCTACGACTTCCAGGACTTCAACGCTGGTGCGGCCGGTACTGCCGGTGGTACCGCGACCTGGGTCGGATTCCCGACTGTGCTGAACGCGGTGCTCTACCCGGCCGGTGCGTTCGTCCGTCTGACGGCCGACGTGATCGACCTGGACGCGATCTACGACAGCGTGAACATCAAGAACAACAACTACACCGCCGCATTCTTCGAGGAGGGCGTCGCAGTCGCCAACGTCGGAGCGACGGCCGTGCAGGTGTCCATCGCGATCAACGTCAACGGTTCCAGCGGCTTCCCGGCCGTCAACTCCGGTACCGGCGTCACCATCCCGTAAGTCGAGTTCCCGGTGGGCGGCGTGTGACCCCCGCCCACCGGGTAACAACACGAAGGGAGAGGGCACATGGCACTTGCACTTCCTGTCACCGCCCCGGTACGCCCGGACCGCCTCGGCGGCATCCGCTCAGTCGCATCCTGGGTTACTGACGCGCGCATCGGTGCGGCAGAAACCGTGGTCTTCCAGTCCGACGGCTGTGTCTTCCCGCAACTGGCCATTGGCCTGTGCTACGGCGAGACGACCGTCACCGA